GTCCTCACAATAACATTTGTACCGTGTACTTGACGTCGCCTTGGACCGCCCGGCGTTATCCTCATTTGTGTGGCGCGCCGGCAAAGGCGTTTCGTTCGATTCAGTGGGTGCCACGTCAGACCCCAAAAAAAGATGAGTTGTACAAGCCAGATACGGGGCACGTGAATGACTCTTAAACCAAAACAATGGAACACGCCCTCCGTGAATACGCCCGGACCGGCTTTACCCGCGCACTGGGTGCTGGGGCGGCTGCGCGAAACTGCGAACGCTCAGTATACAACTGGGCAGTCCAAGAGACGCGCGGCGTACAAGACGACCCATCATGGGAAAACCGACTATTCCGGGCGCGCTACAAGCAAAAGGCTTTTGGACTCTTGAAAGAGCTTGAAAGGGGCCCAGAGGTGTCTACGGAGATCCAGGTGGTTGGTGACAAGGTTTCTCTGGACGTGCGCATAGTACCTCAACTCGTAAAACGGCTTCAGCGTAAAGAGCTCGACGCGAAGAACCTGGCGCGGTACTCAGCGGACGTGCTCTGGCCTGATGGCCCATACGCAAAGAAGGCTTTCGACATTAAAAGAAAGGACCTGGAGATGGAGGCGGCCAAAGCGAAGAAGGATGAGGACTATTCGGGAATGTTCACCTGTAAACGATGCTACAAGAAAAAAGTCACTTATACACAGGCTCAAACTCGCTCCGCGGACGAACCAAGTACGTTTTTGCTTTGCATGGTGCTCCTGTCAACTTTCGTACTGACGCGTCTCTTCAGTGACTACATTCTTCTGCTGCCTTGAATGCGGAAACAGGTGGAAGGGTTGAGGAGTACGAGAAATACACGGACTTTTTGAAAAGTTGCCCACTTTTAATACACCGAACAATCGATCCCCTATCGAAACCCGCGCGGTCTGCGTCTGCTAGTTTATCAAATGTCTGAACAAGTGAGCGATCTTTGTTGAACATATAAATTTTACGAAACCTTTCAGGATGTTCTTTTATTGAATTTATTAGGCCGTTTCTTCTTTTTTTACGATTGACTTCAGATACGAGAATACCAGTGCGCGAATTTTTCAACTTTTCACAATACTCGGCATCATTTTTATACTTTTGTTTCATAGTTTCAGATTGACGTTTTCTTCTCTCTTCAGAATGCACTTCAGTTGAACGAAGTACTGAAAGATTTTTACGAAGTTCTGGGTGTTCTTCGAACTTTTTCTTTGCCGACTCGGACATTTTCTTACGCATCTCTTCAGACGGCGATAATGAACCTCCTCCGCCAGATGTGATATTGTATCCATATGGAGACAGTGAATTATATTCACGTATTAATTCAATTTCTCTAGAATCTAATTCTTCTCGTGAACATCCAGGAGATTCCCAGAGAGTCTCCATATAGAAACAATCTTTACCATGTTTCTGTATTGCTTGAGATATTATAGATTTTGAAGTTCTATTAGGCTCACAATGTTGTTTGAATCGTTTATCGAGTGGTCCTCGTGTCTGTCCTATATAAACTTTATTGTTTTCTACATTCACTATTATGTATACGCTCATGTACCTACTGAACATGAAGATAATTTCTCTAAGTTTTTTCTCAACCAATAATACCAAATGGCTCCCGCGTCCTCCCCAAAGCCAACTTCCTACATGAATGTTCGTCGTCGCGTGATCTACAAGACCGCGTCAGGCAAGTACATCGTCAAGACCGTCAAGGGTGTCAAGTACGCCCCCAAGGCCAAGTACTACAAGAACCCCCAGGGCTCGACCGTGAACGTCAAGTACGCTCACGGGAACGTTGATATCCCCAGCCCGATCCGCCCCAAGATGGTGCGCAAGGTGCGCAAGAACGCCGGTGATGCCCGTGGCAAGTACGCGCCCCGCGTCAAGGGTGTGCGCGTCCTCCCAATGAAGCGCGCCGCGTACATGGCCCAGATGTATGAGGGCTACGCACCCAAGCGCCCAGTCGGCCGCCCACGCAAGGTCATGGGCAGCCCAATGTTCAACCTGCCCAACCCCCTGGGCATGGGTATGCGCAAGGTGCGCAAGAACGCAGGTATGAAGCGTGGCCCCCGCGGTCTGGCAATGCTTGCCCGTACCGCCGCCAAGATGTAAAATGCAATTGCGTAAATTTTCAGATAAAAACATTCATCACACAATACAGCATGAGCCTCGTCCGCGTCTGGACCGATGTAGGAGCCCGTAAACCAGCCGCTCTTCTCGCAAAGATCATCGAGAAGGACGGCGTCATTCTGACCATCAGGTACTTGTCCGAATCTGATGATCACATTTGGCGTTACGAATCAGATACATACGAAATTGACGACGACTCGGTGGCTGAATATCTCAAGACGGATTCTGAAGCGGACATAGGTTTCGTTGTACACGAGGACGGCTTCATCAAGGTGGACTCGGACGAGGACTATGTGCCCTCAGACGATGGCGAGTCTGATTCTTATGAAGATTCTGACGAGGACGAAGACGAGGACGAAGAGGAGGACTTTGAAGAAGAGGAAGAATCGGACGCCGAGTCGGAAGAAAGTAATGTTGGTGAAGAGTAAATGAAGTTCGATCAGAATATCCTGTTCTATATTCTGCTGCTCGTGGCTCTGTGGCTGCTGTTTTTCCGTCAGCCAAAGACTGAGAAGTTCTGTGGTGCGTGTGGCGCGGCGGCTTAAAAACAAATTATTCTTTAACATAAATGTCTGTAACGGCCAAGTTTATCAAGGCTTTTGATTCTCAAAATCAATCACACGTGAAGTGGTTATCACGTATGATTGATGTTGCTGAAAAGATGGGGGACCCCTCGAGTGACAGTAATCTCGTGAACGAGATTAACAAGAACCCGATGGGGGTCAAGCTCGAGCAGATGGATGCGCTCGAGTGGCCCCATATTCATTTTTGTATTTGCGCGGTTTATGCCAAGGCGGTTCTGCGTAAAAAGGCCCACGTCCCACTCGCGTGATCTTCATAGATCCCAAATTTCTCCAAGGCGCTGACGGTAAAACTCTACAGGGGCCTCAAATGCATACGTATTCCCTGAAAACACGTAACCACCTTGAGCCTTTTTCTTTACAATATCATTAATAGAAATCATATCCAAAAAGTTTTGCGTACACGTCACCTGTAATTCATCAAATTCCCATTGTTGAATGTACAAGTGGTGGAGAACATCGGCGGGTCCATAGGGACTCGGCAAAATCAACGTCTCCATATCATATGTCGGGGGCCACTCCTTTTGATCAACAAAATAAGTCTCGAGCATTTGCCCTACGAACATGGCGTTATCCCACTCCGTGAAACCCACGATCGACGTCCGGGACTGTTCGTCGACGCGCAGGGTGAACGCGTCATTCCTGGTGGTGTGGAGAGTGTAATACTTGCGGCTCTTTTGATTGGTCTTGGATGCGCGCCGAGGCTTGACAGGTGGCGGGAGTGTGATAGACGCCGCCACACAAATCATCTCTTACTTTATAAGTGCCCAGAGTCTTTAAAAAACGTGTCTTGTCCAAGTCAAGGCTTTTGACTTTTCCTCAATTTCAAAACAAAATCACGACACCTTCTAAGATGGCTCACGAGTGCTCTGTGTGCTATGGCGAAGAGGGCGTCTTCCAGAAGCTGTCGTGTGGACACGACTTCTGCAGCGGGTGTATAAAGACCTGGTACCTGAAGGGTACGGGAACGGGGTGCCCTATGTGCCGCGCCCCCATCTACTTCAAGGGGTTCCACAAGGTTCGGGACCAGTGGGACGAGGATGCCCACGAGACCAAATGTGAAGAGGTTTTTGGCGACGCGCTGGATGAGCGGTTCGCCGAAGCCCAGGAGTTTGCAGATTCGTTTCCGGCCAAGTGGCGGACCCGGATATTCAGGGAACTGCTCGACGACTTTATTGAGATTGAAAAGACGTACCGTTTCCTCAAGAACGAGGGGGTGGACCATGAGGTGATGGGGGATGTGTTCTATTGGGGCGACTACTACTCGGACAGACATATGAACAAGTACTCGTACCTGGACGAGCCGCCCAAGGAGTCCGTGCCCGCAGTACAGTCGCGCAGCCGCGGCAAGGGGTTCAAGCGGTCACGAGCGCGCCAGGACACCTGGGCCGCGCTTGGTCTCTACTACATTGAAGTTTAATTTTTGAACTGATTTGCTACGCCCTCTACGAGTCCACCCGCGTTGAACCCGAGTCCCAGCGCCACGCCCAAAGCCATCAAGATAAAGCCCAGAATGAGCAGCGTCTGATCGCGCTGAGACTTTGGCTTTTGATTTTCCCGCGTCACCAAGATGAGGCCCGGAATGCCAAAAGCCATACCGAGAATCAAAGCGCTACTGAACACGGCCAGAAAACCAGCTGATCCAGCTGCGCTCTCTTTGAAAATATTTGCGTACTTTCCCATTTTAATTTTAGTTTACATTTAATTTTGTTCCGTTGCGTACAAGTTTAGATCCTCCCAAAACCAGGGCAAAAGGCACCAAAACAAAAACGAGGATTCTTGCCACATCAGGATTTAGTCCTAAATTTGTACGGGCCCTGTGATACAGCGCCCCATCGGGTGTCTGAATCTGTACATTTCCAGAACCTGATTCTTCGATCCATTCTGATTGGTAATTGAAAATAATATTAAAGGCGGCCAAGACCATGACGACCCCAAGAGCCTGAGTCTTGTGTTCTAGCTTGAGAGTCGGATCGACAAGGTCTATTAAAAAAATAGATACGAGGATCGCAACCCATTTGAGGACCAGGCCCTGTTCTGGTCCGAGATTATGGAGGACCCGGAGCCACATTTTACTTGTGAAAATGTACCCGGCGACTGCGAAGGCTAACGCAAGTTTCAGGTGCATCACCATCCTACTCCTTCCACAGATAAAAACGCGAGGCGTTGGAACAGTACAATGGAGGCTATCGAGGCTGTTCTTGAGCTGGCGAAGGAGCGTGACGAGATTGCTTCCGAGCTTGAGACCTATGAGGAGTGGTTCGAGTCCCTGGTGGGCAAGGAGGTGACGCTGACCATCAAGTCCAAGAAGCGGACGCGCTTTCTGGAGTGCGTCGTGGCGGAGTTCAACCCCGGTGAGGGCTGGATCCTACAGTCGGACGATGGGGACGACACGCACATCGTGACGTTCGAGGACTTTGTGGAGGGGCGCGTGTGGGTCACCCGGGCGGAGAAGCACGTGACCTTTGCCGAGTAAATAAAATTGTAAATTAATATTAAATGTATTCCGTTGAATCAGTCGCCGATGTCGAGGTTCGCAAGGAGCAGAACCCCCAGGGCCCATGGGTCAAGAAGGCCCTGATCCTCGCTCTTGTCTCTTACCTCGTGACCCAGAAGATCAACCAGGCCGCCATCATCACCGCCGTGTTCCTCATCGCCATGTTTTTCCTGCGCTAAGTTCAATGGATAAAGGACCTTTTGTGTTTTTGGCCCTTTTTGTCGTTGGCGTGTTGATTCACCAACGGTTTTTTGCAGGTCGGCCAATCGTGCCGACTATTGTGGGGATCCTTGGCGTCTCATATATTTTCAATTTAATTTTGGGTGTAACTACTCCTCCTGCCCAAATCGTGAGTGTAGTTGGACGCAAAACTCTCGAAGAGCAGGCATAATCTCGTTACTCCACATCTCCTCGTTCCGGTCCACATCGTGACTCAGCACCTGGCTGTTGTACTGCTCCACAAGCCGAGCCCGTACAAGACCCAGCATCTGAAGGTACACCTGAATCTGGATAAACTCGTAATCCACAACGCGCCGGAACAGGCGGTTCGTACGATTCTTAATCTCCACGAGGACCCGAGACCCATCCTCCTTCTCCTCGATCCGATCAATTTTGCCACAAATTACAAACTTGGTCTGACCCAACGTACAGACGTCCAGGTTGTAGAAGGCGTCATCACGAACCAGACGGGCTCCGGTATCCTTGGTGACCTTTTCGGACGTTTTGTCCTCTGAGCGCGTCCCATGAGTCATGTACACCTGGCTTCGCAGGTGCTCGATCACCTCCACCTTTTGCTCTACGCTCAATTTTGGATCCAAATTCACTTGGGCCTTGGCCTTTTCAAAAGTCTGAGAAGCTTCCTTGGAGTCCTTGGCCTCGAAAGCCAGGGCACTTTCTAGAATCTT